TCTTGGTTGAACTGTTCCTGAGAGGTGTTCCGGATCTGTTCTTTAGCCCATTCCTGGGTTCTTCCTGGAACGTTAGACCAGTGCACAGAAACTCTAACGTAGCTGTTTCTGTCCTCTTCCGAGTCTACCCAGATCTTATAGAAAAGGTTGAGGCCATTCGGGGTTGATGTGATGATGATCTTGGTTGTCGTACCAGACGAGATGGTTGGATACACAGAAGCCCAGAATTCCTCCTGGATGTTGTTGGGTACGAACGCAAACTCGTCGAGGTAGATGCAGTTATATGACCCACCACGAAGTCCGTTGTTGGACGTGGCGGCGGTCATGATCTTGGAACCGTTCTCCAGTTCGATCGATCCTTTGTTCCAGATAACGACCCCTACTTGCATATATTTGGGGAGGTTTTCATACATCAGTTGGATACGACCGAGGATCTCTCGGGCCTGAGCAGCCTTGTGGGCCAGGATGGCGATCGAATAGTTTTCAGAGAATAGAACCTTCCACATGAAATACGCAGCCACGGTAGTCGTCTTTCCCACCTGACGTGGCATCTTGGCTATATTGAACCTATTGGCGTCGAAACTGAGGATCATCTCTTCTTGGAAATCCCAAAGTTCGAACAGGATCAACCCGGCATCGACGTTGATGATCTTACAGTACTTTCTGATGAAGTAGATTGGATCTTTACGACATTTAGCCAGCTCAAAGATCTCTTCAGCAGTAAAGGTCTGCTCAACGTTTGATCTTTTGAGGTTGATATTGCCGTTATAGGTTGTAGGCTTATCCAGCACTATCTTCATCCATCTTTTGCAGCATCTTATATAGATCTGCTGTCGACCCAACGAAGATATTGTTGGCGATGGGGCCAGTTGAGTTGTTGGCTTCCTGCTTATGCATATCCACTTTACGCTTACTGATATCAACCAGAACTTTGTTGGCATTCACGATGCTGTCCATCAATTTACCAACAACCTCAAGATCCTTAGCATTCTGGGACTGGCCGGCAATTTCAGCTGCAGCTTCTAAAGCGCCTTCCCCAGTCTTGATCACCTCAAAGATGGACTCCTTAGCCCCGTCGATGATATCAACGGCTTCCTGTTTTTCCCCGGTTAGCTTGATTGCTGGGATATCAGGTAGTTGTCTATCGTCTTTGGTGGTAATTACTACTGGTGTCACATTCAAGACCTTCGCCATACTATTACGCATCAAATTCCTCATCAAACTCTATTATATACCCATAGTTATCATCTGCATCAATGTTTGCCACCCCAATAGACGCAGATGAATTAGAGGTGGGTTCGCCGTTGGCTGTTAATCCGGGAGTTGTTGTGATGGTTTCATATTCGACCCCGTTGCCGATAGCATCATCGATATCACCAGAAACTGGAAATAGGTTGACGATGGCAGTCTTGATTGCTTCAATTCTTTTCGTGGGCCCGTAAAGGTATCCCTTCAGAGTGAATTGGAGTGTCCACGTAATAGTTCTGCGGCCATCAAAATCTCCCTCGTACACATCCTCCTGTGAGACGCCCGTAAGCACAACTGGGACGTCCTGTACTACGCCGAGTTCAGGAATGAGTGTCGCAGATAGTGTAAATTCTGGGGTAAAGTACGGAAGAATTTGCTCTACGATGCGCGTGGCGTCAGCCTGGTTCTTCGCCAGGATGGATACGGTGAAGTCAATGTTATATGGTACAGGGTTGTACTGATAAAGCTTCCTGGATTTGGCTGAATCTGCAACGGAGTAAAATTTTCCACGAGTCGTTGCTTTGCGGCTGCCATCGTAGGTTAACGCTCCCATCTCAAACGAGATGATAGGAAGAACTATAGCAGGAGCCCGGTTGAGTTCCGGATCACCATACAGCCTGGCCAGCATCTTTTCTTTGGGTCCATACGTTAACGGCACCTTAAGGCTTTGGATAGTTTCGTCATTGGAGTCGACTCGGTTGATATAGATCCCGTTGAACAGTGTACCAAAAAGGGCTACGTATTTTCTGATGGTGTTGTGGAAAAAGGTTTCAGTAAACATTTAGATACCTGCCTCACCTTCTGAGAAAACGTCGACATCTGTCCAATCAATGATCGCATCGGCCTCGGCCTGTAGTTCATCAGTATCGGAGAAAGAATCTCCGACCTGAGTCTCAAGGTCATAAGCTGATTGGATGATAGCAAACCCATCAGAGTCAGTAATTACTAGATCATCGTCGGTCAATATATCATAGACATCCATGGAAGTCGAATACTTCTTTTCAAGGTTATCGATGATATCGATGCCGGTCTCAAGTCGTTCGCCAGAATATTCGAACAGCTCGCATCGAATATCATAGGTCTGTAAAGACCCCATCTGATAAAAGATGGCTTCATGCTCAACAAACTTGATTTGGAAAAGCTTTCCATTCAACGGAAAATAGATCAAGTCACCTTCTCTGGGTCTTGAGATGTCTACGTAAGCACCCACGTCTTCTTGAAATTTACGACGAGCAACAGTAAATGTAATTTGGTCACGGATCTGAATATTAAACTTGGAGAGAAAGTCACCATCTCCGGCAAATCCTTCAACGTTCTTGATATACATGTCTACAAGACACGGATTTGAGTATACTGAAAGTGGGTCTTCACCGTATACTGCATCAAACTCAACTATAGTTTTAGGAATATAGTATACATCGTGACCGTAGTGGGAAATTGACTCCACCACTAGGTCTTCAATGAGTTGTTGCTCTTGTGAGTTCTGAAAATTAGAAAAATAGACTGACGTAACGATGATGATTATCCAGTTCTGTCTAATGGCGGCAAACTGAATTCCATGGCCATGCGTTGCTCTAGATCTCGGATCTCGTTGACCGCATCATCGAGAATCTTCTCGCCGTTGTACGTAACTCCACCAGGAAGTTGCATGCCAACGAATTTGGTCAAATTTGACCCCCACTGCCGCTTGATCAAAGCTGTGGTATAATTGGCCAACCAACGGTCGCCCCAAGCATCTGTATACACGTCTGGGTCAACGATTTCATACGCCTCAACGATCAGCCATTGATTTTCCAGGGATGCATCCCAATTCATATCGACGTAGACTCGATCTTTGTGTCTGGTGTATCTGATGGGCTTTTGGCCGACCAGGAGTTCCTGTACGAGCGCCAGGTTTTGTCTGTTAAGGAAATACGAAACTAATCCGCCCCCGACATACATCTGAGCCCAGGCATCCAACGAGATCTGGTATTCCATAGAGAACACGTTTCCGGCGCCGCCACCAACGCCCAATGGAAAGATCCTCACCGCCCCGATGATATTCTCAGGGAGCGTGATATATTTGTTCGTAATGTCTGTGGTGGTGATCTGATGTTTGTAATACGTCATCTCAGCACCGTCGAAATGGTAGTCATAATAGTACTTCAGGGCTTCGTCGATACGATCTTCAACCTGATCTGAATCAACGTTAATTTCAATGACCGGAAATCCTAGTTTACGCAAACAAAAATCACGAAATTCAGTTCGTGTGGTTGGCACCGCCATTTGGCACTCTCCTTAGTATGTGTTGGTGATCACGGGGTGATAGAACGTATTGTTGGCGTAGAATGTGTTGTTTGAGTCCCAAGAGATATACACGGTTGTCCCGTTTGGTGAAATCGTGAAACCAGTACTAGTTCTGTCATAAACAACGCCTGATGCTCTATCCAAGAAGGATTTGAAGATGGTATTCGAAGCGGTGTTCATCGTGGTTGGGCATGTTAGTTGAAGCTGAAGTGTATACGCTTCGATCTCACTGCCTGAATAGACGATAGATTGAACTGTGATAGTTTGGGCTCCGCCGGTACCACCAGCGTAGGTGTAGGGGTTAGGAGTTACTGCTGAGTGTGGTAGTGTCCCGATAACCGAGTTGGCATATCCGGCAACGGTATATGTTCCATATTCCACCGGCACGCCCTCACCACCACCTATGGGGATCGCATAGCTTTCAGATTCGGCGTACATTTCTATAGTGTTAGTGTGATCAGAAATATTACCGGCGCCATAGAAATCTGATAGTTTGATCTGGCCGGATGTTGGGATGGCGGTGTTCTGGGCGATGTTCTGAACATATACCCCGCCACGATAGTATTCTGATAAGGCATGCGGAGCTGCTCCGCCAAACTCGGCAACGATGTCTCCCATGCTTATTTGGCCACTAGCCTGAAGAACCATTAGTTACACCCACACGCACATGACTTATTTTCGACCTTTTCAGCTAGCTCTTTAACCGATTCCACCAATAGCGCCACAAGGTTCGCGTATAGAATGGTGATATAGTCACCATCGATGGGGGCCTTGCGGATGACTTCTGGAAGAATTGCCTGGACCTCTTGGGCAATTAATCCCACATGTCTGATGTCTTCATATCCATATGAAACAGCCAAATCGTTTGGTCTGAAATAAACCCCCCTGAGACTTTTCACCTTTTCCAAGGCGTTGTCGATTAGCTCGATGTCCTTCTTTAATCTAATATCAGAATATGAGGAGATCAATTCACCAGTAGCCCGAATTTCCCCGCTCTTGATTACTGTGGAGTTGGCAGTAGAATTGGTGGTGGAGTTGCCTATAGTAATGGTCGACGTATTGACCGATAAGTTGGCTCCGACCGAGACGTTAGCGGCGATTGATAAGGCTGCAGCAGACAACACCGTAGAGTTGGAAGACACGTTAACCGTGGAGTTACCGATGGCCATAACCCCAACTGCCGGCAGAGAATATCCAGTGGAGTTGATTACGGCATTAACCGTGGAGTTACCTAGGTTTATGGTTGATGTGGTGATGACAACGTTCGCTCCAACAGAAACCGTGTTCGAAGCCGCAATAGTGATGATCGACAGCGATGATGAGTTGGCAGTTGTATTGACTGTTGAGTTACCGACGGTAAACGTAGTGGAGTTGACGCTCAGGTTTCCGGAGATAACCAATCCCGTGCTAGTAAGTACTGTATTGACTGTTGAGTTGCCAATAAAGCTGGCAGTCGTGTTTGAATAGACGTTGGCTCCTACAGCGCTATTTGTCGTAACTGCAGCAGTTCCTATAGTAAGAACTGAGGTATTCATCGAGGCATTTACTGTTGTGTTGCCAAACACCAAGGAAGTTGTATTCATTATGGCGTTGGCTGTAGTATTACCAAAGCTGAATCCTAGGGTGCTATATGACGCTGTTATTGTGGAGTTTGTGTAGGCAACAGCTGTTGAGTTGACGGTTGAGTTAACCGTAGTATTGCCAAAGGATACCGTATTCGTAGTCTTGTTGAATACTAGTCCCGCAGTAGCGCCAAACGCACCAGAATCGTTGAACTGTACGTACGTGTTTGATCCACCTGGAGTTCCGGATCCCCCACCTGACGTTACTGCGACGTACGAACCGTTGGCATGCAAGAAGACGTTCGTTGCTGAGACGTCTGCTGCTGCAGGGACAGAGATCGTGATGTTGGATGTTGAGTTCGAAAGCTTCAATGCAACCGAGTTGGCCACAACGTTGACTGTTGCGTTACCCCACGACGTACCAACTGTGGAGATCTTAACGTTAGACCCCACGGAGATGTTGGCAGAAAATGACCCAGCCCCGGTGGAGACTGTCGACGAATTGGCTGTCGTGTTGACGGTCGAGTTGCCGATGAAAAGGGCAGAGGTGTTGACGGAAACGTTAGACCCAACGTTAGCGGTATCTGAAACGCTGATGTTGGTATAAGCTTGGGCTGGGGCAGTGATCGAGGATGAGTTGATGACGGTGTTAACGGTTGAGTTACCGATCACGATAGCTGTCGTGTTGATCGTAACGTTTGCCCCAACGTACACACCGGTGGCTACGTTGATCTGGTTATTGACCACAAGGCCATTTTTGACTACAAAGTCGCGGCTAGTTGCCATCGTTGAGTTCCCTTTCCCTCAATCTTTTCTTATATTTATCCAGACAAGAAAGCAAAAGCGTTGCCGATTCTAGTAATAAGCTTCCTCAACAACACAAATGGACTAGCATCTGATATGTATTTCATGGATTCTGTACTGATATAATACAGATGTGGGCGACCATCTTCGAAGTATCGTAAACTTCCATAACTCATGACACTGCCCACCTTCCAATGTTAACGCTGCCGGCAGTTCCATCTACATCGACAACGAAGGTAAAGACGCCATTCTCCCCAGCAGTAGGAGTCGTACAGGTCACTTCCACCCATGTGTTAGTAGATCCGGAGAACGTATTCATTACCAAGTCTGAAGCATTCCCTGTCATCAGGTAGTTGGATTTCAGGATCAGTCTAGGTTCGTTGCCGTTGTACGTGTTCAGCTTATAGATTCTGACTGAGATGTTGGCAGTTGTTCCAGAATTCACTTGAACTTTACACGGTGAGCTCTCGAACTTAACGTTTGCTGACTGGGGAATTAGTTGTTCAGAAACGTTTTCTGACCCATACGCAACAGACGTGTTCGACTGTGAGATGTTGTTCCCACCCCATGTGGTCTTAAAGTTGTAGGTGTTTCCTCCAATCGCATGGAGTTTGATATACGATCCTAAAGCCATGAAATCTAAGTTGCCGGCCATGGTCGTGACCGCGCCCAACGTTGGGTTTCTCATGGTGATCTGTGGCATAAGTCGATACGAGAAGAATCCACCGTTTCCGATCATGATGTCCCTGTTAGTGGCGATCGTATAGTATCCGGTGGCCAAGCTGAATTTGGGGTTCTCGAAGATCATCTCGGCATGCCCAGAATCAAAGTTCAAGGCGTTTGTCATCGAGAATGTTGTATCACCCGAGATGATAGGATTTCGGAAGAAATATCTAGCAAACACTCCGTTTGTGGCTGCATAGTTGATGCCAGTCGTGTCTCCCAACGATAGAAAATCAGAAAACGTGCCGTTAGCTATAGCTCTGCCCAATAATTGGGACATTGGGTCGCCCATTGATATACCGGTCGTATTTCTGATCGATCGTAGGTTGTGAATTACGATATTAGCTGGGAGGAGGTTTGTATAAAACGCCGGGTTACATCCTCCGTGAATTACGACATTAGATACAGCGTTGGCAGTACCAGAAACCACCTCAGCGGCGCTAGACCAGAAGATTCCATAGTTACATCCAACGATGGCAGAATTGGTGATAGGACCTTTGACACCTGGGGAGAAGACCCCATATGTGGGGCCGCCCGTCCACCCGATGATAAGGTTGTTGTTATACGTATTAGTTGACGTTATGGCCGAGAAAATGAATATTCCATAGTTTGATGAAGTCCCAGATGTTCCCTTCCAAATTACGTTATTTGAAACATCCACGACACCTGTAGACGTTGGTGAAATATAGATGGCAGAGTATTCAAAGTCGGTAATAGAACAATAGTTAACCGAGTTAACTCCTCCAGCACCTGGCACCAAGTTTATTCCGTATTTGTTGATTCCACCACTAGATCCCATGTATTGAAATTGAGCCCAGTCTGCATCAAACGTACACGTTGCAGACCCCATGACAAACGTAGTGAACGTCGACGTAACAGCTCTGACGATCACATTTCTGGTAATCAGGCCAACTTCAGCAGCAAATGGTGTAGTTCCGGAGTGTGCAAATGCTAATCCACCTCCGGCCCCAGCAAACCCATCGACGGTTAGTGTTGATGCTCCAGCAGCACCATTGAGTGCGCCGGCTTCGCTCTGAGCAACAGTTCTTGTTGTCGTGGTCACAACGATGACGTCGTTATCCAGCCATCCCGTGTCGGTGTCGACACCAAGTGATGTTGAAGCAATTGCTTCGTCCGTGTTAAGATAACACCAAGTAGCTGATTTTCCGGACGTTCTAGACAACCCCTGAATAGATACGTTGGCCAGGTTTCTCATGATCAACCCAAAGTCACCGTCGGCAGCGCAGTCGAATTCCAGAATTGCGGTAGAGTTTCTGGGGATCTCAGCTCCAACAGATCCCATATTGAAGATACCGTTGGCGTAAACCTGCAGGTTTCCGGAGATCCGCATCACATAGTTCGTAGATGCTGTTGTTCCATACGATAGAATTCCGCCAGTTGAGATATGAACTGCAGCTGATGTGTTTGCAGTTGCTGCAGAGCCGTAATCAGTAGCAGCCGTAGAATCCATGGTTACTGATCTGACGATTTTAGTTCCTGTCCCAGTATGTTCCGCCGTGATAATAACGTCATCACCGGCTGCTGGAGCTTGGGTTGTAGTTCTGCGCAGGTATCTAGACCAGTTTCCTGCAGTAGCATTTCTGAAAAGCGTGATAGAAGAAGCCGATGAAACCAAAGCTCTTACTTGATAGTTGGTTGCGGCCAGCAGAAGCACTGGGGAAGCAAACTTAAAGAATACCCACCCGCCGGCCTGATCAGACGTACTCGACAGCGGAATATCTGCAGTATTAATGGTGACGTTTGCAACATCAACAGCCCCAGTTGAGTTATACAATTGGACTGTCATAGTACCGGTAGTTGTGTTTCTGGCTCCAATCTTAACACCAACACCATCAACAGTGATGGCGCCAGGTGTGACGTTGGCCGAAGAGACATATGATGTTGTCAGAGCCGTTGAAGAGGCCTCAGAATCCAGGTATGATGTGGAATCGACGATCCCCCAAGTTGAAGCCGATGTAAAGTTTCCGTTAGCGATCGCTGCTAGAACTGTCATTATGTTTTAGTTACTCCAAGTGAGACTGTGCATCTGGTAATTGTCGACGCTGAATCTACGTTAAATCTTAGTGTGCTACCGGCTGTGACAGTATTAGACCACCCGGTCAATGTCGAATCCAACGATTTATTGGATGCCGAGATCGTTGGTTTTGCTGAGGCTACGATAGAGTCTGCAGCGGTTGGTGGATAGTTGGCATAGGTATCTTTCCAGATATCGATCACGATGGACCCGTTTTGGTCTGCTAAAAGTGTCACTGAGTTGATCTGACAGTTGAACGGGATGGGAAGGTCTCCTTTGATCCCTGTTGCGATCACCGCTCCGCCCCCTTCGATGACGAACGGAATTGAGACCGTCGCAACTCCGACAGATCCGGTATAACCTAGATCACCTTTTGATCCTGTGTAACCGATAGCCCCCTGGGAACCGGCAGACCCTGTGTATCCGATCGCTCCTTGAGATCCTGTGTATCCGATCGCTCCTTGAGATCCCGTATAACCTATAGGCCCTTGAGATCCAGTGTAACCGATGGCACCTTGAGATCCCGTATAGCCTGTTACGCCTTGAGTTCCTTGGTCACCTTTCGAGCCAGTGTAACCCGTTGCTCCCTGAGAACCGGTATAGCCGATTGGACCTTGGTTCCCCTGATCACCTTTCGATCCTGTATATCCGATGACCCCTTGAATACCTTGATCACCTTGAGATCCAGTGTATCCGGTTGCTCCGGCTGCACCAGCTGCACCATCAGCACCTTTTGACCCAGTGTAACCGATTACACCCTGAATACCTTGGTCACCTTTCGACCCGGTGTAACCGATGGCACCTTGAGACCCTACATCACCTTGAGAACCGGTATAACCGATAGGTCCTTGTGAACCGGTGTAACCTTGCGCACCGTTCGTCCCGGCAGACCCAGTGTATCCTAGTCCGCCGATCGAACCAGTGTATCCTGTGTCCCCCTTATCTCCGGTTCTTGCAAAGGTGATGACGATGTCTTCGCCGGCAGAGAACGATGAGGCCGGCCCCGAGACGAACGAACAATCTACCTTGAAATACCCGGTAGCCTCGGTTAGCCCACTGATTGTAAAGATAGCGAAATCGGTAGGGTCGATCGAGTTCGAGATCTTGAAATGGCCTTTGACAGCAGAGGTGCTGTCGTCAATGGTTCTCAGGAACTGTTGGATATCCGTAGCATGGATATCCTCATCGTCGATATACAGCTGGGTTGCCAGAGAGATGTCAGCGTTGTTGAATTTCAGAACACCGGTAGTTGGATCGGTATCGGACGTGTTGGTGGAGAAATCATAATAGAAGGTTGCGCCACCAAAATTTCCGGGGTCACCTTTCGATCCTGTATACCCCAAACCACCAAGCGATCCTGTGTATCCGGTAACTCCTTGAGACCCAGTATACCCGATGTCACCCTTTGACCCAGTGTAACCCAGTGACCCAGTATAACCGACGTCACCTTTTGACCCGGTGTAACCCTGAACTCCTTGGATACCTTGAATGCCCTGAGATCCGGTGTAACCCTGAACTCCTTGAGTTCCTTGGTCGCCCTTTGACCCGGTGTAACCGGTTACACCTTGGATACCTTGAATGCCCTGAGATCCAGTGTAACCAATCAGGCCTTGAACCCCCTGCGATCCGGCGTAACCGGTATCACCGCGAGATCCAGTGTAACCCTGGGATCCTGTGTAACCCAGTTCTTCGATAGTCTGGGCAACACCCTGGGTTTTCTTGATAAATAGCTTACCATCAAACGTGTTGATTGCGATCTCACCGTCGTGTAGGTCGCTAGTTGATGGCCTTGCCCCAGTTACACCATTAGTTTTTAGGATGATCCTTGCGTTCACGGTATTTGCCATAATTGGCGAGCTGTCCTTCTAATGGAATCTTATTTGGTATTTATAGAAGTGAGAAGATGATGAATATAGCGATTATCGATCTAATTGGTCTTGAGTATGACGGATCAACTGTACAGCATAAAGGCCTTGGCGGGTCAGAATCAGCTGTAGTATATCTTTCTAAGGAATTGTCGAAGATTGGATGCAACGTTACAGTCTTCAATAACGTAAAAGAGCCATGGCTAGACGAAACTGGTGAGACATCCGTGGTATATGCGCCATGGAAAACAATCGAAGATATCAAGGAAAAGGTTTTCGACGTTGTCATCTCATCAAGAACCTGCATTCCGTTTCTTAAGAATGATCTAGGCCATCCGTCCAAGATGACATGGAACGGGGTTGAATACGAGGTGGGCTTATTCAATGACATAGTCGAGAACTCCAAGTTCAAGGCAGTCTGGCTTCATGATACCTTCTGTGTCGCTGAACAGTTTCTTGAAGAGTTGGTCGTTGAAAAGCATATCGATCGTATCTTCACCCTGTCAGATTTTCATACTACGTACGTCACCAACAGCACACATGGCCAGCGTCGGAACTATGAGGTACTTAAGAATTCCATCTGGCAGACACGAAATGGTGTTAACCCCCATGATACGTTGGATGATGTAGAGAAGGATCGTAACCATTTCGTGTACAATGCTTCTGTGTCGAAGGGCCTAGGGGTTCTTCTTGAGGATATTTGGCCTCGGGTTAAGGAACTCATCCCTGATGCCTATTTGACGGTTATAGGCGGATACTATAATATGGGCCAACCTGACGAGCAGGAAAAACAATGGGTTCTGTATAGTACCGATTCACGTTATCAAAAGTTGGCGGTTAACTTTACCGGAGTCATCACCCAATATGAGATAGCCAGAATCCTTAAGACTGCTGGGTTCACAATTTATCCGTGTGCATTCCCTGAAACGTCGGGGATATCAACCCTAGAATCGTTATACTATAACACGCCCGTGATCACGTGTCGGTTCGGGGCCTTGGGCGAAACTGCGCTAAAGGCAGGATCCTATATGATCGACTATCCAGTCGTGCCAAATGACCTCTTTCCACATATCAGAAAGGGATGGCAGGTTCAAAAGTTCATTGATACGGTCTATCGAGCCTATGACGATATATACGGTTGGAAATTGAAGGTAGGAGCCTGTAGCCAGATCAAGGGACTGGTAGAATGGGACAAGATCGCCCTGGAGTGGAAGGCCTTCTTATATAAGGAACTGGACAGATATCTACCGGTCGATGAATATCGCAGATTGCAACGGACTTCTGTTCTGGTTGATAAGGTGTTCGAACGTAGGATTTCTGAACCTTCATCACGGCTAGAACATTATCGTAAAGAAGAGACTATGATCAACGTGGTCTGTGCCGTTCGTAATGCCCGTGATTATATTGCTGATTGCATCATGTCAGTTGCTACCCAGGACTATGATAACTGGAAGATGTTCATAACCGATGACGCGTCCGATGATGGTACAGCAGAGATCATAAAAGACACTATCGCGTCTCTGCCTGAAGATCTTCAAAATAGATTCAAATTTGAAGTCAATGACACGCGTAGAGGCAGCTTAGACAATCAGGTTTATATGATGTATGAGTGTTACGGTGGATTGATCATGCTTCTGGACGGTGATGATAAGCTTATCCCAGATAATCAAATATTCAACAGGTATAACACAGACTTCCATGAAGATAAACTTGAGTTTTCATACGGGTCTTGTTGGTCTTTAGCAGATAAGGTACCACTGGTTGCTCAGGAATATCCAAACGATGTTAAAGAAGATTGTAGCTACAGAAGATATCAACACGCCTGGGGTATACCTTATACCCATCTGAGAGTTTTTACGGTCGACCTATACGACCGTATTAATAAAGAGCATCTCAAGATAGACAAGAAATATCCTATGGTCGGCGGAGACGTTGAATTGTTCTATCAGTTGCTAGAACAGGCCGATCCATATAAGATCAGAGCCTACCCACATATTACAACATACTACAACGACCTCAACCCCCTCAATGATTATAAGGTGAACCCAGTGGAACAGAATTTGGTAAGAGACAAATCAATTGGGCAGACATCAGTACCAGATGAACGTATCCTTATCGCCATTCCAACAGCCAAGTACATTGAACCAGAAACGTTCAAATCAATCTATGATTTGAAGATCCCGACCGGGTATAAGGCCGATTTTCAGTACTTCTTCGGATATCGTGTGGACCAAGTTAGAAATCTCATTGCATCTCATAGTATAGACCAATATGATTACATCTTCTTTGTGGATTCTGATATCTCGTTCCCACCGGATACATTGATTCGGTTGATCGCCGGTTTGGATGATTATACCGGAGCAATAGGTGGACTCTATGTCCAAAGGAATGAAGAGAACCAGGTTGAGGCCGGCCGAGGGGGTAATAGATTTTCGTTCAGTGCAGAGCCTGGCGTCTATAGAGATATGGATTGGCTTGGGTTTGGATGTTGCTTGGTGGATGTCAATGCGGTAAAGTCCATTAAATATCCATGGTTTGAATATCATCCAGCCATCGACCATGCCAACACAATCTCTGAGGACGCTGACTTCTGCCAAAAGCTTCGGGCTGCCGGGTGGCAAATAGTACTAGATACCCGAATTGTCTGCGATCACCATGGGGCTAAGGTATAT